CATGTACGGGTTGCGAGCGGGCAACTTGGCGGGCTCGACCGCTCAGCGCATCACTTGTTGGGGCAATCATGACACGAGTTATGTCAAGTTACAGACGGACAACAACCATAACCACGCCCTCAAGCCGTTGCTCGTCTACTATAATAGCAGATACTACCTCGCTCTTAAGAAGAACAAAAGAAGCGGAATGACGCACTACTTCATAGGCTATTCGGCGAACCTTCTAAGTACACGCATCAACCTCTACGCCAATAGCGACGAATCGAAGTGGTATAGCGATAGCGGAAGGACTACGGAGGTCACGTTCACGATAACGAAGGACTACTCACGTTACGAGGGCGGATACTTGGATTTTATGGGGAACTCATCGCAGGTCGTCCTCGGAACTGGCGAACTCAAGACGATAGATTCGAGCGTTGCGAGCGGGTCAAGCAACCTCGTTACGAGCGGTGCGGTCGCTACTGCGATAGCGGGCATGGACATGAGCGGTAAGGTGAACCTTCAACCCGACTTCACCGCATCGCAAATCGACTACTCGGCGTCCAACGTGGGCAAGTGGCAGAAGGTCTTGCGATTCCCCGACGGGGCGGACTTGGTGATTAACATGAAGAAGACGGCGATGGGGAGCGACACGACATCGACGTTGTGGTATTCGTCCTCGTCCATGGGCGAGAGTTACACCTCGCTCTTCGGCAACCACTCCGTGAGGTTCGTGAGGGACGGAGGCTATGTGTTCCTTTGCCTCGCATGTCGCAAGTCCACGAACGAGCCGATAGAATCGTACACCTTCCAAATAGCGCATTCGTCAGTCCCGATGTCAGACATCGTCGCCGTTACGGACGCAAGCCCCATCACGGCTACTCCGAAAGAGCCGAACATCGTGTATCGTGCGCCGATGACCACGGGGGCGGTGTCCTTCGACGTAAGCAACGGAGCGGGAAGCGTGGCGATGGCGAACCACAACGACTTCGTCGGCAACATGACCGCAGAGGCATCCAACGGTGTGACGATCACCATGAGCGGTGCGACGGAGGGGCAGATATATCGCTTCGTCTTCACCCGCAACATCACGGGTGGGGTCACGTTCAAGCAGTCGAATGTCGCCTACTGCACGATTCAAGGCGATGTCAACGCGGGCGATACCATCACCCTCACTGCCGTCTCCAACACGGCGGACGGGTGGCTCTACGAGCAGGAGAGCGCGGGCATTAAGTCCTCGGACGGAAGCATCAACGTGGAATACGAGGGGAGCACAGCCGACTTGTCGCTGAACCTGCCACCCGACCTTGTAAGGAATAACGTGTATTACACACAGAACAGCCACCTCGCAATGGCTATAGGCTTGCGGGCGACTTGCGACACTTCTGCAAGAGCCGTCGCAGTTGGAACCGATTCCGAAAGTGGTAATGCATCCGTAGCGGTAGGAGGCGAGGCGAAGGCTTCGAATACTTACTGCGTCGCAGTCGGAAATAGTGCGGTAGCGACATCTATTAATAGCACGGCGGTTGGAAGAGAATCTACGGCGAGTGGAGGACGTTCATGCGCATACGGAAGCGACTCGAACGCAAGCGGTACTCGTTCGATGGCGTTCGGATATGGCGCAACGGCGGGGAATTATTCGGAGGCGGTAGGATACAATGCGAAGGCGCAGATAAATGCAACCGTCTACGGGTACGAAGCCAACGGTGAAGACTATTCGACAGCGATAGGTTATCAGTCCAATGCGAAGGCAAACTCAACGGCAGTCGGTTATCAGGCTAAAGCGGGAATACCATCATCCGATACTGATAGACCGATGTTGAAGGTGTACAATTTCGAAGCAAACCAGTTCTCGGAGGGTGGTAGTTCTAAGTTCGCCCTATTCTGCGAAACGACGGATGACGTGACAATCACGGTAGGCGGAAGCGATTACACGCTCACACCGCCTGCGGCGAATAAATTGCTGTTCGTAATTAATAATTCCTTTGCGCAATACATGACTTCATCCGTGACGGGATACGCGAAGTTGAACGGCGAGGATGTCTATCTTAACACGAATTACTATCTGACGCTACCTAAGGTTCAGTTGAGTAGCAACTATTATGCCGTGTGGATGGATACGAATGCCAACTATCTCCCCGCTGTGATAACTTCCTTATCCATCTTGGCTTACTACACGACAGCTCAATTAGCTCCGTTCGCTAATGCCATCGGATACAATTCTCGGTCAGTGGATACCACGTCCTCAGCAATAGGCACTAACTTATTCGCAGTAAGAGGTAATCAGACGGTAATAGGATGCGGGAATATCCCCGACTACGATGCCTGGTTCATCGTTGGAGCTGGAAGTAATTCGACTAACGGCAAGAAGAACATACTGAAGATAGACTCGAACGAGCGTATGGTCATCAACGCAGGCTATGTTGGAGGGACGCAGACCATCGACATGAACCAGCAGAATGGAACGCTTAGCAATATCACGAAGTCGGTGTACAAGATTAAGTGGAACGAAACGGGAACTATAAGGCTTACGCTCGGCACAGGCGGTTGTGTGGAAGGTCAGCGCGTCTCGATAGTTGCAGTAACTAACGATGTCGCGATATTTGGAACGACATCGTTAATTCCCGTAGGGGCATTCGGGGACTTCTTATTCCTCGACGGGGCATGGATACCATCGGCGGGAGTGTGGAACGTATAAACTTAATTATTAACAATATAAATATCAGAAAACTATGCAGATTTCAATGAGTTTGGGCGAGCGCATCAAGTTCGCAGAGAGGTTGCCACAGAGGGGCGAACTGCCCATCATGGCGCAAGTAAAGGGCATCCGTCAGAAACTCGTCGGGTTTACGGCGGCTCAGAAGACGCAGTATTTAATCGTCGAGGACTCGACTGGATTCCATACTGAGAACCCAGACCAGCGCCTCATGGTCACCTTCACCGACGACATGGTGAAGGTGTATGCCGACATCATCCGCTCACGTTCAGCGGCGGGCACAATCGACGAAGACGAGGCTACAATCTTCGAGGCTATCGTGGCGGAAGCCGAACGGCTCGCCGAGGCGGAGCAGGAGCAACCGCAGGAGGGCGAGGGCGAGTAAAAAGGCGAAGGGCATACTGGGGAGGCGGTTCGGCTTCCGTCCGCCAACCCGACCCTTCTTTAAAAAAAAAACTACATCGATATAAAAAAACAGACAAAATATTTTGCGGATATGAAAAAAGTTTTTATCTTTGCATTGTAATGTTAAACTAAAAACGGAAGTGCCAACCGATACAAACTGGCTCTATAGTTATGAAAGCAAATAATTTTGAAATCAAGGCAAACGGATTATTCAACGCAGTTGGATATGTAAAAGAGTTGGGCGACTACGCAGGTCGCTACTCCCAAGAGGCGTATGAAGCACTCGAAATAGAGGGCGAGTTGGATAACGACGAATGGTGCGACCTGATGGTCGCAGACAACGGCAAGATATATGCAGTGGCAGGTGATTCTGAGGCTACGCAAAGCGGAGAATTTTTCTTCAAACAAATTATAGTTATAAAGGAGAAAGATTTGAAAGAAAAGATAAGTGAGGTGGCTGAAGAGATATACGACACAGACCCGAATATGTGCGTAACAATAGGGGTATCAGAACAAGGTGATATCTATGTGTCGAGACTTCACTTTCAAAACGAAAGTGTTTATAAAACTTTGCCTTTCTGTGTTGATATAGAGGGTGGATACGCAGAAGATGAAAGTGAAGAGGAGAAGAAAGAGACGCTTAATTCTTACGAAGAGTTCATTGAGCAGAAGTTCGATGAGCAGAAAGATTGGTCTGATTTGAAAATCATCTATATATAAGGAAATGGGAGGCTAACCACCTCCCATAAAACAATAAAGTATTATGAAAGCAAAGAAAGTTTTTGTAGCGCCAACGTATAGAATATATGAGGTGTCCGAACCCATCAAGAAGGGCAAGAGTGACTGGGTTAGAGAAGTATCAATCGATGAGACAATAGAGACAATAGAAAGTTACATGCCGAGAATTAAAGAAAAGTACAAGGAGTGCGTTGCATCAAGAAAGGGTAAAGGAGTCGAGTATGTTGCTATAAGCGATGCTCACACACATATCGAGCGGTTGGCATTTCCTGCCTTTAAATTTGGTGAGACATATGGGTTTCTATGTGATGACATCGCAGGCAAGCACACGTATCTTACTGAAGGAGGAGACCCAGATTCAGTATATGAAGATGCCGTTTATTTGCGATTCCTCGCCAAGATAAATGGCTTGAAGTGGGAAGGGTTAGAGTAAAAAAATGTATTATTAAAAAATAAAAGTATGGAACGTTATAAACTGATACCATTTGATATTTCAAAGGCTAAAACTCCACAAAATCCTGATGGATTGGAGGTTGTTACAACAAATGGTACGGCAGTCACCATTGTTTTTACTGATTTTAGAAGTGAGGAACTAAATTCTAATGATGATAGCCTTTTTCCTATTTTAGCCGTGATTCATGGCGAAGATAGTGATATGTCAGCATTATATAGTCGTGGTGGCGACATGGCTGATGACGATAATTGTGATAATTTTTTGTATCTCAAAGAGCCCGTTACGCCACGAAGAATGACCAACAAAGAGCTCGCTTGGTGGTTGAGGGACAATCCTGAGGAGCATAGAGAATGGTGTACCATAAACGCTATGTATATTTTTCATATTTTTGACTATGTTAAGGCAGAGGCAAATGAAGAATGCAGTAAAGATATTCTAATTCGTCGCAATGGTGGCGAATGGCATGAGCCATTAGTAGATGCAAACTGAGTTTAATATGAACATATACAGAATAAAGATAAGTTTCAACGACGGATTGAAGTTTGACACCAAGATGAAGGCAAGAAATAAAAACGATGCTGTCAGAAAGGTGAAGGCTGACGAGAAAATTAAATGTTTCACCATTATGGGAGAAGGCATTAAGAGTATCGAGGTTGAGGCTTTGAAAAACAGAAGGAGGGTGACATGAATAGATATGTTGTGAGGTGGCACGAAAAGGCGAAGGACAGATTTGGTGACTATAGTTGGTACAACCGTTGCGAAGAGGAGTGTATTAGCAAGAAGGAAGCCAAAGAGTTGTTCGATTGGCTTTCCGAATGTGAAAAAGATGGATTAGTGAGAAACGTTTCACTTTTTGATAAGGCGAGCAACAAGGTGATTGAGAAAACTGGATGAATGGAAACTTGCCTCAGAATTGAAGAAATGTGAATAAAATACCTATCTTTGCATTGCCAAGATTATTATGGAGTTTGGTGTAAACCATTTCCAAATGTGGGGTGTATGTGCGAAATACACCCCATTTTTTTATATCTACCATTCAAATTTGAAAAATGTTAAAAAGTAAAATCTATTACAAAAAAATCTGTTTTTATTTTGCAGATATAAAAAGAATAATTATATTTGCAATGTAATTCCGCTCCACGTTAGGAGTTGCCCGTAAGAATTAAATCGAGGCAGGGAAGGTTGGGATGCAGTAAGCAAGAGCCGTGAGAGTAAATATGCAAAGCACCCGTAAAAGAGAGACAAGGCACGGATAGTTTGGCGGTTTGTAGTTGAGGTGCTTGAAACCGCCCCTCAGAATCGGATTAACCGACCGTAGGTGTTGAGGCGATGTCGTTATGGTGGCGACTATAGTTCTTGGCGATTCATGAAGCGTTAGGAAGAAAATGAATCGTTGGTGCGGGGATTAGGGAATGACCGTCAGCAGAGAACCAGAAGGCTCTGTACTTTTTTTTGATTTAAAACTTAAAACTAAAGAGGAGGACTGATTATGAAACGAGAAGAAAAGGAATTATTATTAAAAGACCTTTGTGCAAGGTTGCCGTATGGTGTGAAAGTATTGTGTAATGATGTTATTGGCGAATTAGAAGGAATAAAATATGATGGTACAGTCTTTGTATGGAAAGATAGTATTCATTATGGTTATTATTCTTTAGATAACATCAAACCGTACCTCCGTCCGATGTCGAGCATGACTGAGGAAGAGAAGAATGAGTATGATTTGTTGAGTAGACTTGACGATGAATATTCCCAACCATATGATTCAGTACATCTTATTGACTGGCTCAATGCCCATTATATCGATTATCGTCAATTAATCGAGCAGGGGCTTGCGCTTGAAGCGCCAAAAGGTATGTATAACTTTGAATAGAATTGAGATATGAGTTATTTTTATCAAAAACGGTTGGTGTATAGGGACAATAAGGATGTTTTAAACACAAATGGTGTACCGCTTGGATGGTGGAAGGGAAATACGATTAGAGTACCTTCACTAAAAAGAAGTAAAAACACTTGGAAACGATTCTATAAGTTATTTCCTTCCCTTAAAGGAGAAAAGTGTTTTAATTGTGGGCATTGTGCTACAGGTGATGAAAAACGAATTAAATTAAAGAAAGTATGACATTAGGAAGATTGTTAGAATTGCTCAATGCTGAAAAGCAAGGGCATCAAATAATGAAGAAGTCAGTTTATATGCATGACTTTGTCGTTTATGCTGAACGTAAAACAGAAATAAAATTAACTGAATGTGAATTACAAGATTTAGTTTTTGATGGTTATAACGACAAAGAATTTAAGAATGTATTCTTTTTCATTAAAGACGTTGAGGATGAATTTGGAGATAAACTTTTAAAAACTAAATAATTATGGTTTTAGCAATTATTGGAATTATAATTTCTATAGCAATTTTTAGAAGAAATAAATAAAAAGAAATAATCATGGAAAGTGTAGAAAAATATAACTTAGTTGGAGGTAAAACTTGCAAGGAAGTTCTCGCTAAATATCCAAAATATAAAGTATTTTGGAGAAGTGGTTTTGCTTATCGTGGTGCTACAGAAAGCGAAGATGATAAGCAACCTAAAAGAGAATATATTTGGCAGGAAAGAAGAGCAAGAGAAACAACTTTTGAAGAGAGGATGCAAAGAAATTATGATTGGTCTGCGGCTATTGATATTAAAGTAGACCATGAAAAGAAAGAAATTCATTTCAATGGATTTTCTGAAAATGATATGTATTAAACTTAAAAGGATTAATATGAAAGAAGAAAGGATAAAAGAACTCATGGCAATGAGAGTATCTCCAACCGTGCTACGCTCCGTCATGACAATAATGAACTGCAATGAGTTGGACGCACGTCGCTTCTTAGAGAGCAACCAAACGTGTTGGCGGATTGCAGAGGGTGTCAACAAGGTCATGCAAGATGTTGACGAAGACACATTAATGGAGCGCAGTGACAGTGATGCTGTTGGATAATTAGAAAGGAAAATGCTAATATTTAATTAATTCAGAATAAAAACAAAAATTAAAGAAACAAAATCATGGAGAGTATTTTTTATTTTGCGGAGTTGTGCGACAAGTTGTCCGCCATTTCCATTATAATCGGTTTGTTATTTGCAATTTGTTCAGTTGTATGTTGTGGTTTATATATTGCAGAAGGAGAAGATTATCTAAAAAGATATGGTATACGAACCTCAATCCCAGCGTTAATTTTTATGATTGTAGCGGCTGTGATTCCTTCCAAGGAGACATATATATTCATGAAGGCAGGCAAGTGTATCGATGATGCTGTCGTATCCAATCCAGAGGTAAAGAAGTTGCCCGAGAATGCAATATTATTGCTCAACGAGTACATAAAAAGGGAGTTGAAAGAAAAGGAGGAATGAGTATGGCAAGCAACAACGTGAACCATCCGAAGCACTACACGAGCGACCCGTCGGGTGTCGAGTGCATCGAGATAACGAAACATCGGGACTTCTGCATCGGCAACGCCATTAAATACCTTTGGCGTGCTGGACTCAAGCAGGAGGACGGAATGACCGACAAGCAAAAACAAATCGAAGATTTGGAGAAGGCGATTTGGTACATCAATGCGGAAATCGAACTGCTGAAAGGAAAGGAGGAATAAAAATGGGACTGAGCGAGTTTTTCAAGGAAGAGGAAAGGAAGAAAAAGTGCCTTTTATCCATGGATGTATCCGAGACGGTTCTGAAGGCTACGATGGCTGAATTGAATCTTAATGATATTGGCGCGCGGAGGTTTTTGGATGCGAACAAAAATGCATGGAAGATTGCTGAGCGCACAAGAAGGATGTGCAATGCGAAAATAGGCGCTTTATTCGAGGAAGAAGGCGAGAACAAAAAGATTGCTGAGAAAATCGTCGATATAGTCAGAAGGAATGTCACTGGCAGATATTCAAATATCGATTATAAGAATAATTATTTCAGGGAGATTTTTGATTGTTGCATGATAGTCGCAAAATGGAAAGACAATCACCCGAAGAAGGATGATTAGAGATTGAAAATATGCCACGCATAAAATACAAACTATATTAATTGGATTTAAATGTAAAATAATTCTGCTTTTATTTTGTAGATATAAAAATAATAACTATATTTACAGAAAAGTAAAAACAAGTATGACAAAGAATGAGAGAATATTAATAGAGAATGCGACGGCATTGTACAAGCAACATGTGGATATTATGAACGTTCAGATAAATGGAATGTTAAGTCGTTTCTTCGGACACAATGTAAAGGGAACTTACGATTCGGAAGCGATGGCTGAACAATTCAAGCGAATGCTTGAGGCGAGTATCGGATACGTGCGTGTTGTCGTGCCAAAAGAAGAAAGGGAGGAATAGATATGAAGAATGTATTAAAATTCCAAAAGAAAGATATTGAATTGATTGATATGGTAAAAAATCTTCAGAAGGACGTTAAGGCTTTGGAAGATGCATACACGAATCGATTCAATGAAATGGCTGAGGCTTGGCGTATTGTCAGAAAATCCAAAGAGCTTACTGATGAAGAATGGGATAAGGCAGACAAGTTATATTCTCATTTGTGGGATTTAAGTAATTGCGTCCATCGTTGGTATAATTCAATTACAGATACGGAAATCGACTACCACATGAATAAAATGCTTGAGTGTCAAGATGAATTATAGGATGGTTGTATTATGAGTGTGAATGGATAAAAAAAAGATATGATTAGACCATTTTTATTTAACTTCGATGATTATAGTGAAGTTCGTAAATTCAAGAGCTTTCATAGAAAGCATGATTGGTGAAATTGCTTCATGTAACGCTGATTTAGCAATGGAGTATGTTAAGAAACTCAGAATGGTTGCTTCTGATGATGATTTTGAATGCGAAGAAATAGTATTATTCCTGAAGGAGAAAAGAGATGATGAACGTATAAGGGAATGCGAAGAACTGGTTAAAAAAGAGAATAGAGAATTTTTTAAACAATTAAACGATTACATGAAGGAGGATATGCAATGATTTACACGCACGGAAAGGATGGTCGCAGTTGTGAATACGACGAAAAATCGGGCATAAAATACATTATGTCTTACACTTGTGGCAGTGTAAAAAAGGGAAGTGGTAGTTTTGAGGATATAAAACCTTTTAATCACATTCACCTCGCATCATACTCATGGTCGCATTTAGAATCTTTGGTAGAAAGATATGAGACAGAAGAGCCTTATTATTTACAATCGGGAAAATGCGCATCGATTAATTGTGTTTTCGGAAGGGATGGTAAGTCTTATAATTGGCATTCAAGGGAATGTATTGAAATAGACTGGGGCAAAGATTATCATTTCTATGATGATAAAGACAGGGAAATTATAGATAATGTTTTGAGTCATGATAACAAAGATTAAATTCAAGTGCATATCGAGAGGTGGAGTAAGGAACATTGTAATCCCGATAGAGCATAATATAACAGCGCCGAAGAAGGTTGGAGACAGATGGGAGTCTATAGAGTCTCAGGTCATAGACTACCTCGATTCAATCGACAAATGGGATTTGATGGTCAAATACGACATAGACATGATATTAGACTACGTTCCGTACCACAAGAGGAATAAAGGACGGAATGAGGTTGAGGAGTTCAGAAAGTTCTGTTATAAGTTCTGTTGTGACGAGGTTTTTATCGCCAAAATAGGCGCAGTAGCAAATGTGATGAAAAAGGAGTTGTTTGGGAAAGGGTACTCAAATATAAGAAAACTTGAAATCATTCTATCAGCCATGGATTTTGGTTTTAGGATGGCTGATAACATTCTGAAAAAATTAAATGAAGATTTAAATAAGTATTTTTATACAAATTATTTGGAAAATAAAGTATAATTTATATTTTTGTTTAAAAATAAAAAAACAGATAAGTATGATTTCTTGTGTTGAAATAAGAGACAATAAGAAGACGCCATTCAGATACCTAAAGGATTGTTTTGACAACGGAATGAAATTCGAGTTCTCCGCTGGCAACAACATCATAATAGGACCCAATGGAAGCGGGAAATCCACTCTTTTGAACGTGATTAAATGTTTCACGTTTACAGATAGAGAGATGTATTCGTGTATACCTGACAAGGCTTATTTATTCCCGAATTTATGGAATGACAAGTCATTTGATGGTGTATTGTACGATAAAGACGATAAAGAAGTAGTAGAATTATTGGACGGAGTGGACATAAAGAGCGACTATAAGAGAACCGTTTTCTGCTACAAGAATAAACTTGACAAGGACTTTGTCGCTGAAAGCATGGTTAATATTGCGCTCATGGCAACAAAAGGTTCGACTGGAGAGAATGCGATGGACGGACTCGGTCATCTTTTTGATTTGATGTTCAACAAAGGGGAAAGACATGGATACAAGTTTCCGATTGGCGAGATTGAGAATCTGATGAATAGATGTAACACACTATGGGCTAAACGATTTTCGGCTCTTCTTGCCTACTACGACAGAAATAGGATAGAAGACAACGGAATGTACACGGTTCTGATGGACGAACCCGATAGGAATTTGGATATTGATAATATAAATAGCGTGTATGACATATTATCATACCAAAGGGACGACACGCAAATCATAGCCGTTGTTCATAATCCGATTCTGATTATCAAACTTGCTGATATGGGGATTAATGTCATCGAAACGGAGAAGGGGTACTTGCAAAAGATTTGGAAATTCTTAAAATCATAGCATCATGTTAAATCTCATTCTGTACACATTAGCGGGTAGTGTAATATACTACATTTTCGCACTGATGGCAAAGTCTTATTATAGAAGAATAAAAAGGACATTCGAGAAAGGAGGATTATATTACCTTAAAGCCATATTTTACATTTTAACTGGCATTATGGCTTTTCTTATGCTTGGCTACTTGTCCTTTATTGTTTTAGGGAATATATTATGTTTAACCGATAAATAAAAATAATATGGCGATTGATTTAAGTTCCGTCACGACGGAAGAATTACGTAAGGAATTGAAGAAAAGAAGGAAGGAAGAGGCAGAGGCTATTATTGCGAAACGAGCTCAGAAGGCGGCAATACCGAGATGCAGGAATTGCAAGTTCTTCATTTCAGAGAAGGACGAAAAAACGTCTTGGAAGATGTTCTACAGATGTACGAAGCAAACGTATATCTGCAAAGGCGAAATCAAATACCATATCGCCAATCCAAGCAGGAAGGGATGTGAGATTTGGGAAAGGGGTGAAGGATGAAGAAACGGGCTTTCAACGACACTTATGGCATGGAGCAAGCCGTGTTGAGCGGTGAAAAGACAATGATGCGGTGCGTCATCAAGACAGAACCTGCGACTATGGACGTGGATTCGTGGAAAGACACCATGCTAAGCAAATCCATGTATAAGGTCGGTGAGATTGTAGCCGTATCTCAGAGTTACGAACACGTATACAACGAGTTTCTGAACGATAATTCTGCGACTGGAAGGAAGTATCGTTCGCTTGCCAATAGCCATCAGTTCACGAACGCATGGATTAACAAGACGAACGTGAACGCGAGGCATATGCCTCACAGAATCAGAATCACATCCGTCAAGATAGAGAGGTTGCAGGACATCAGTGACGAGGATTGTGAGAAGGAAGGCATATTTTCGGATGATTATTATGGTGACTTCTATAGTTACTTCGAGCCTCCGATGGTTGGATACAGATTCTTGGGGAGTAAGCATTTCTACGAATATCCGAGAGGGGCATTTTCCGTGCTAATCGACAAACTAAAAGGTGATGGCACATGGAAATCCAATCCCTACGTATATGTGTATGAGTTCGAGTTATTTAGAGACAAAAGGAAAGAAAATTTTAAAAGACATTTATTATGAGTAATGATTTAGTTTTAGTTCCGTTCGACATCGAACGGGCAAAGAACGGAGAAAGGATATTCACGAGGAGCGGTGTTGAGGCTCAGATAATTAGTTTTGACGGAGGTTCTGTCGGTTGTCCGATAGTTGCCATGATTCCGCATGACAGCAAATATAAAACGCCTTATCAATACACAGAAAAAGGTGAGGAAATGGTAGGAAGGAATGAGTTCGATTTGTTCTGCGTAAAGGAACTGAAGAATCTTTTCGCACAACTATTTATCAGCGAAGATGGGAAGTCGTTCTTCGTCAGCAATCATGTACTGTACAACTCCAAGGAAAGTGCAAGTGCTGATTGGCAGAGAAAAGAAGAGTTCCTGAAGATGAATCCGACGCTGAAATATTGCGGAGTGGTGACAATAAAAGTATGTCTAAATAACGATTAGCAGGTATGGAAAGTGTGATAGCGAAATTGTGTATAATTGCACTTGCCTTGATGTGGGTGTATCTCTTCTTTGTCAAGTTGTTGGATATGAATAAAATGCGTATGCGCCCCAATAGGAAGATTCGTATATACATTAGCGGTTCTATAACGAACTACGGCTATGACAAGGCTAAGGAATTGTTTTCGTTCACGGAGCATTGCATAAACGATATGGTCGGAAGTGATTACGTAGCAATCAACCCGATGCGGATTGCTGACGAGGTGGGCAAACCTTGGATATGGTACATCATCAAGGATTTGAAGATATTGTCCAAGTGCGAAGTTATATTCATGCTACCGACATGGGAAGATTCGAGAGGTGCTAAGATTGAGAGGCTTTTTGCGAAATTAACGTTCAAAAAAATCATATACTCATGAAGAGGAAAATGTATCGTATCGTCCATTTGGTTGTCGCAGGCGTCGCAATGGCTATCGGCTTTCTGATTGCGTTTGCGATAGGAGAGTGTGTGATGACAACAATGGAGAACATAATAAGCAAATTGTAAGATATATTTGCGAAAAACAATAGTATTATGGAATTTAGCATTAGTGATTTTATTTATACTGAATGTGAGAAGAAGAAGCAAGCAGGCATAGAGCCAGCATGTATCTCTTACACTGAGATTACAAACAAGGTTCTCGAAGTGGCGAAACAAGAACTTACCAACATGAAGGAGTCGGGCTTCATCCGACTAAGTAAGGGGTTGAACGACTGGCTCATATTTACGGAAGACGGGAAAAATTAAGGATATGGAAAAGATAGTAGAGTTATATAATGACAATTTCCAAAACTGGAAGAAGTATTTGCACGTTAAGGCTCAACTAATCATAGCAGACCCACCGTATTGCTATGATACACAAACTGAGTGTTTTACGAAGGATGGATGGAAGAGAATAGAAGATATTGATATTACAGATACCGTCTTGTCTCTTAATCATGTTACAATGGAAATGGAATATAGCGGAATTGAGAGAATTATCATCAAAGAAGCACCTGAGAAACTTCTTCATTTTCAAAATAAATCATTGGATTTATGTGTAACAGATAATCATCGTGTGTTTTGTAATTGTAAGACGCGCCGAAAAGAAACTCTTGGATTGAGGAAAAGAAGTAGTAAGTACGAAAGCGATTTGAATATTCGGCTTGCTTCTGAAATAACAGAATCTTGCACTTCACCAATATTCGGTTACAAATGGAAAGGAGAGAAGCTTGTAAATGGGATAATTATTGACGGCTGTTTTGACCAAACGAACAGGCGAGAGCAATATAAAAAAGAATTGTTTATCGACTGGGAAACTTGGTTGCCATTCTTTGGATTATGGCTTGCAGATGGTTATACTTGTAAGAATAAATATACAACAGGTATAAAGCAAGGAGGTCACAACAGAAATATTGTTAAAGAAATATTATCAAGACTTCCATTCAAATGGCACGAATATGAAGAAAAAGGAACAGATAAGTCGAATTTCGATATACATGACAAGCAGTTAGCCAAGTATATGTATAAATTCGGAGGCTCGCACGACAAATTTATTCCCAGAGAAATACTCGATTTGCCGAAAGAGTATCTCGACATTCTCTTCAAATGGTATACTTTTGGTGATAGTACAAGAAATGGTAGAGGCACAAGATTGTCTTCTGTTTCTCGTAGATTGATTGAAAATCTACAAGAACTTCAATTAAAGAGAGGAGAGATTTGTCAAATAAGAGAGCAGACGCACATCTCTTTGGGAAGTCCGTTGTATTATTTCCAAACCGATAAGTCGAATAATTCAATTCACTTCGGGAAACCGACAGAAGAGCAACCAAAAGATAAATTTGTTTGGTGTTTGTCGCTTCAAACCAATTCAGTATTTCTCGTTCGTCGAAATGGAAAGATAATATTCTGTGGAAATTGTATCGGCAAGAATGCCTATGCGAGCAATCCGTCATGGTATAAGGATGGCGACAACAAGAACGGAGAAAGCGAACTTGCTGGGAAAGAGTTCTTTGACACAGACAAGGATTTCCGACCTGCCGAGTTTATGCATTTCTGCTCACAGATGTTGGTGAAAGAGCCTAAGAACGGAATAACAGAAGAAGAATCAGAAGCAGGGCAGACCATCGGCAAGGATGGAAAGAGAAAGAAGAGCAATGCTCCGTGCATGGTTCTATTCTGCGCATTCGAGCAATTACAATACTATATTGACCTCGGTAAGAGATATGGATTCAAACACTATATCCCCTTAGTGTTTCGCAAGAATTTTTCGGCTCAGGTGCTAAAGGCGAATATGAAGATAGTAGGCAACTGCGAGTATGGTCTTGTCCTGTATAAGGATAAACTCCCAAAATTCAACAATGATGGGCGAATGGTATTCAACTGCATCGACTGGGTGCGTGACACGGAAACGCCAAAGGTGCATCCAACACAGAAGCCTCTCGGGTTAATCGAGTTTCTGATTTCCGTATTCACGGATAAAGATGACGTTGTGATAGACCCATGCGCTGGTAGTGGTGTGTCGTTATTAGCGGCGGCGAACCTTTGCAGAAGAGCATATGGTTTTGAGATTAAGAAAGATTTCTTCAAAGAAGCGAATGAGAAGATTTTAAGAGTTGTTCAACCGAAGTTATTTTTGTAAAATATGAATAACATGAAAGACGAAAGGAAAATAGTCGCTATTAACAGCGGTGAGACAAAGCAGAAGCGGAAACTTGTGTTCTCGCTCAGTTATAAGAAGTCAGTGTTTTCGTTCGATTCGACCATTGACGACGTTATCGAGAACGTGTGCCAACTTCTAAAGAAGTACGAAGTATATTCCATCTCACCTGAGATGGTTGCTAATTTTTTCTCTACGTTCAGCAACGAGATAGATGAGACATGGAACGACTTCAAAAGGTCATGGCTTGGAAGTTTTTACCTTGAATGGTTCTATGATGGAGAGAACGGGGTTTACACATTTACCCTGATGAGGGTTGCTAACGAGTTCACGATGCTGACCTTATGTTCGTTGCCAGACATTAAACTAAGCAGAGGTATCACTGATGCTGAGATTAAAACCATCTTAGACAAGTGTGCTAAGAACGTTGAAGAAGGATTCACACATACGTTTGCGACATACGAAGAAGGAATTAAGGATGCGATTGAATGGCTCTTGTTCGACAGAGAAAAGCCCGAAGTAATAACAAGCGAAGAAGACACGACCCATGCCGAATCATAAGATAAAGATAAAGAATATGTCACGTAAGGAGAAATCCGATGCGATAGAGAGGTGGGTGGTTCTTATAACTTGCGTTTTTAAGGCGGAGGAATCAATAAGGAAGCAATGGAAAGATATGTTGGAAGAGGCGAAGACAGCGACCTTGGAAAGACGCGAGCAGATAGCACATGATTATTTTACTGCAATTGCAGAAGAGATTTTAAGTAAAAATTAGTTGTTATGTATAGAGGAGGAAGGCGGGATGAAAGAAATAGATAATACATCACAAAAAGGATTAAATGAAATTTGGAAAGATGTAAAAGGATACGAGGGGTTGTACGTTGTAAGCAATCTTGGTAGAGTAAAACGTGTGCGTTCTGGCAGAATTAGAATTCAAAAGATAGCAAAAAATGGTTATTGTCAAGTTAATTTGTCAAAGAATAACCAAGTAAATTTTTATCTTGTGCATCGTTTAGTAGCAAATGCGTTTATTCCTAATCCTAATAATTTACCACAGGTAAACCATAAAGACGAAAATAAAACAAATAATTATATAGAAAATCTTGAATGGTGTACGCAGAGTTATAATAACTTGTGGGGAACAGGTACTGAAAGACAAAATTATTCAAGACACAAAAATGACCCACAAGGATTAAGTTGGGAAAGAGCATTGAAAACAAGAGATAAAAACAACAATGTTAATTCTTCAAAAAGAGTTTATCAGTATGATAAAAAAGGTAATTTAATTGCTATTTTTAAATCTATTTCGGAAGCATCAAGGAAACTTGGTATAAGTGCAGGACATATATGTAATTGTTGTAATGGTATTAGAAATATTGCAAATGGGTATAAATTTTATTATAAAAATAATTTAGAAACAAATGATAACATTAAGGACATTTGAAGCCTTCGCAGGCTATGGAAGTCAGTTGATGGCTTTACGTAGATTGGAACAGAATTATCCAGACAAAATCAAGGTTGAGCCGATAGGCATATCCGAGATAGACCAATATGCTATAAAGGCATATAAGGCAGTTCACGGAGATGTAAAAAACTACGGTGATATTTGTAACATTGATTGGAACGAAGTGCCTGATTTTGACTTGTTCACTTATTCTTTTCCTTGTACCGATATTTCAATGGCTGGTCGAATGAAAGGCTTGACCAAAGGCTCTGGCACACGAAGCAGTCTGTTGTGGGAGTGCGAGAAAGCAATAGAGATAAAGAGACCTAAATATCTATTGATGGAGAATGTTGCCGCACTTGTTTCAAATAAGTTTATTAAACACTTCAATAAGTGGCAGTATGTTCTTGAAGGATATGGTTACAAATCGTTTGCGAAAGTATTGAATAGTAAGTGCTACGGAGTCCCGCAAAATCGTGATAGGATATTCCTTGTATCCATCCGTGAAGACGTTGACCTACATTTCTATTTCCCGAATCCGTTCAAGTTGAAAAAGAGGCTTGTTGATGTTTTGGAGGATGATGTCGATGAGAAGTATTATATCTCTGACACTGCATTGAACGGCTATGTCGAACATAACAAAAGGCATATTGACAAGGGCACGGGATTTTTATTCCAACCCAAGGATATCGAAGAAGACGGAGGTGGAATTGCTAACACGATACGCGCAAATGGTGCTGTGTGTCCAACAGACAACCATATTATCGTTTGAAATTACATTCATAAAGGATGAATAGTAGATTACTATACACATTAGCAAACAACATCGACGATATAAAAGAATCGTCGTTCATTGATTGCTATAATAATATCATTAGAGAAGGTATAGCAGGCGCGATAAAAACGACAATCGACACTGCGAATATGAGTTACGTAATAGTTAAAGACAATAGAGATATGAACGAGGTTGTAAACACGAACGTTGTAGGAGAGCTGACGGAAGGGATATGGGCTAAGAGGGAGCAGACGAGACGCGTCTATGGTACTGATGGCATAGCCCCGACATTGCAGACATGCCAAGGAGGAGGAAGAGAGCCTAAGATTGAGGTTCTTGGATGGACGAGGGATAAGAACGGTAAGGTTACTGACCGTCATCCAGTAGATGTTGCGAACTGCATAACAAGCAACAAGGGTTCAAACACGCAGAACTACGTCAGGGAGACTATAACCTACAGAGGTAAGGAGTTCAAGGAAGGTGATGGTCTGTATCTGTTCGATTCCGAGAAGTTTGCTGGCAGAGGACTTGAAGGTATATCGAGGACATTGAAAGCGGAGAAGGCAGATGCGGCTGTAGTCAGCGGTAAGCGCATCCGCAAGTTAACTGAGCGTGAATGCTTTCGATTACAAGGAGTGGATGATGCGGACATAGATAAAATTCAGTCTGCTGGAATATCTAAGACACAGCAGTACAAGATGGCAGGCAATAGCATAGTCGTTGACGTACTATATCATATTTTCCGCAAGATGTTCGTAGAGACGAAACCTGAAGGAGGAACACAACTTGAATTGTTTTAATCTAATCGTTATGACAAGAAGACAGATACGGAAGTTAAGGAAGCGAATAGCAAAGTTCGAGACATACCTTGTATGGAGGTCGTGGGGCTTATTCGGAGATTTCGACGGACGCGAATGCGTTAAGATTATGGCAGAGAGCCATAGTCATGCGGTCGAGAGATACGTAAGGAGGAAGGAACGTCAGATGAAAGAGATGAGCGACCTTCGACAATGTTGGTTCAACGAAACGACAAGGATGTTCGCGAGGGTGAAGGTAGCAAACAAGAAAGGCGAAAAAAAATATTATTTATAAATATGAACCCTATGGAAGATTTGGAATGGAAGAGGGCATTTTACTCCAAGATGGACACGCCAAGCGGGGTCAGTTGCCTGATATCTGAAATGTATGATTATATGATTATATGGAAGGAGCATAATTGCATAGTAGCGATTGCTCTTACATACTCAGAAATCAAGCATAAACTTCAATATTTCAATAAGCAATATTCTGGTCAGAGTTTCAGAATATGTTATTCACGAGGGAGATTGAACGAATTTAGAACTGACTACTCCCATCCCTAAAGGGATGTGGTTCTTGGGACAAGCATAGCCTATTGCTTACTTTACGTCTCCATAGGGATAGTCCTTCCCTATCTATGTTTTTGGATGCGTTTAGGTCTCTATCGTGCTTTGCTCCGCACTGCGGACAAACCCAAGACCTAACCGCCAAATCCTTCACTTTTGGATTCTTATAACCACAACAACCGCAAGTTTGACTACTTGCGAAGAACCTATCAACCTCTTGGTACGCTTGACACTTGTATTTCAGCATAGACAAAAAACTTGACCAAGCCACATCGCTCACCGCTTGTGCTAACCTATGGTTCTTCACCATATTCTTAATTGCCAAGTCCTCCACACTCACAAGATAGTAGTTATCGGCAATATACTTGCTGACCTTGTGGTTGTAGTCTTGACGTTGGTTTGCTATGTGGAAGTGGAGTTTTGCAATCCGCTTTTGGATTTTCTTCCAATTCCTTGACTGCTCTTCTGTCTTCACTCCTTTCTTATACTTCCTTGATGCAGACCTCTGCAAAACTCTCAACCTCTTCAAGTTTGATTTGAGGTGCTTTTGGTTTTCAAACACCTTTCCATCGCTCAAAGTGGCGAAAGTCTTTATGCCTACATCAATTCCGCAGTGGGTGTCATTATTTGGTATTCTTTTGTTTGTTAACGAGTTATCCTCGTACAAGATAGATACGGAATATCTATCCAACGAAGGTTTGTACTCTACCGTGTACGAGTGTATGTTGCTGACTTGCTTGTTATGTCCTTTAAGGACTTTAACCTTGCCAACCTTGGCAATCTTGCAAGTCCAATCTTCAAAGTCTATGTTCAGCGAAGTAGGAACTCTAAACGACTCCTTGCAACGACCTTTTTTCTTGAATTTTGGAAACTTTGCACCATTCTTCATTTTACAGAAAGCACCGCACATATCGTGTACCTTTTGTTGCAACGCTTGTGACGGACAATCGGAAAGGAATGTAAATTCCTTCTTCCAAGTCGTTAGCAGTTTGTCCAAGTCGTATTGACTGAGGTTAACCTTATCTTGCTGATACCTTTCTATTTTGAGGGCGAGCGCCTTGTTATAGACAAAACGAGAACAACCACAAGCCTTGTGTATCGCTTGTGCTTGAACCTTTGTAGGTCTAATCTCATATTTTATCGCTCTCAACATATATTATAAATAGTTTGATGGCACAAAGTTAATACTTTAATTTGAAACATCCAAATATTTTCTTATTTTTGTGCCATAATTCTAATATTTTCTATATGAACAAAAGATGGAAGACTAATGAAGGATGTGTATATAATATAGGTTATCACATCATTTGGTGTCCGAAATACCGAAGAAAGGTTCTTGTTAACGGCATAGACTCACGTTGCAAAGAACTGTTGTTGGAGAAATCAGCAGAGAATGGTTGGGAAATAGAGAAGATGGAAGTTATGCCAGACCATATTCACATATTCTTAAAGGCTACTCCAAGTGATAGCATAGCACACATAGTGTCCCAACTGAAAGGTTATACGAGTTTCAAGTTAAGGGAAGAGTTTCCGTTGCTGAAATCCAAGTTGCCAAGTATGTGGACGAGAAGTTATTATGTTGAGACCATAGGTCATATAAGCGAACAGACAATATCAAAGTATATAGAGGAACAAAAAATGAAGTAGGTGTTGAATATATATTTGTATATATTTGTAATCTCATTTCTTCACATATTATATTTATTTGTTGTTGGGGGAGTTGCCGTGCAAACGGCGCTCCCTTTTTTTTTGTTCTTTTGTAAAAAAAAGAAATAGCAGGAGTATTATATGGAGAAGGATTATTTTGATGCAGTTCGCAGAGCGCAGTTATTACAGAAGTCAACCATATACGAAAGTAGGATGTGTAAAATACTGAATAGCATGGGTATAGACCATATAAGGCAATACCCTATAAGGACGGGCAGAAACGTGTATTTTGCTGACATCTACATTCCAGAAAAGAGGTTGATAATAGAGATGGACGGAGCATATCACTTCACGAAGGAGCAACATCGACTTGACAATAATAGGAGTTCCAACATGCGAAGAAAGGGGTATCATATCATCAGGTTTGCGAACGGAGACCTTCGTGACATAAAAAAAATAATATCCAAACTGAGTAGATATGTGTAATTAATTTATATTCGCGTAAAATCAAACATAAATGTATATGAAAGACAGAGTTTTAGCAACATTGAAACCCTTAGTAGCGCCAAAGGGGTTCAAACAAGATGAGTTAGAGAGTATTGCGGCTTTAATCGCCAATAATCTCAAGGACGATTCAACTGACGAAGAAGTGAAGGCAGGAGTAGATTCGTTTCTACCCTATGCGGAGTTAATGCAGAAAATCGGCAACCGATACGCTACGGGTGTCGAGGCGAAGTACAAAGGGTTCAAGAGCGAGGAGCAGATTAAGGAAGAACTGGAGAAAGCGAAGGCAGAGGCAGTAGAAATTTACAAGAAGTTGCATCCGCAACCGATTGTGAATCCACAGCCCGCAGAGCCGACGCCGACACCTGCACCGACACCCGCACCGACGCCGAAACCTGCGCCACAGCCAACTAACGTGCCACAGCCCGCACCACAGCCTCAACCGCAACCACAGCCACAGCCGACACCCGCACCGACGCCACAGCCCGATGTGAATTTGGCAGAAATCCTGATGAAGTTCCAAACTCAGCAAGATGAGTTCCAAAAGGCACTTCAGAAACAGATGTATGAACAAATCAGCAAGGGAGTTACTGAGGCTTTGAAGCCTTATCGTGAGAAGAACGAAAAGGAGCGGTTGCATAACTTGCTATACTCGAATGAGAAGGTGAAGGCTATGCCAGAGCAGTTCAAAAGGTCGTACTCTCTTGAGAAGGAGGAGGATTTAGATGCGGTAGTCGCCAAGATGGAGACAGATTATGCCACACTAAAACAAGAACTCCTGAACATGGGAGAGTTCACCACTCCTCCTACGGCAGGCAACACCAACAACGAAGATGACGATTTGCTTGATTTTCTCAATGAAAATGGCGCTCAGGCATCTAAGTAGTGTAAAACCCTAAAAAAACAAAGAGCAATGAACTTCAGGTATTCAAATGCAGACCTCATCAAAGAGGCAAATTGGAACGAGCGCACCTGTGAGCGCCGTCAGGGAGGTTTTATGATTGACAAGACCTCTCTTCCTTCAGGAATGAAGGTTCTTCCGAAGGGTGCTGTTATGGCACTCAATGCTTCGGGAAATGCGATTTATGTTAAGACTGCTCAAGCTCAGGCTGATGCCGCTTCAGCGGCTACTTCACTCAAGGTGAAGAAGGGTCATGACTTGGTGGTCGGTGACACTATTGCGGGTTCAACAATCTCAGCAATCAACACATCCAATACGAACTACGATACACTGACCGTGAGCGCATTGAGTGCCGCTGTGACTGCTGATGACGTGCTGAACTCGAGCCTTGGCAATGGTATCGTCGGATTGAACTACGCACCCGTGGTGATTGATGACCAACCATCTTGCACAATCACGTTGCAGGCTTACGATATCGACGAGGCAACCATGCCATATACGTTCGGTATCAACTCAGCAATCAAGGAGGGACTGACTTCACGTCATTCATTCCTCAACAAGTGATGTTAACGTAATTACGAACTCTTAAACAGAATAGTAAGATGATAAATCAAAGTTTGCTTATTCGTATTCAGACGCCAGATGTATTCGAGGCGTTCATCAATAAGGGAGTCAGGGATATGTCCTATGTCGCTGATTGGAAGACCGAGCTCGGCTCACCTGAGTACTGCTCATCCAAGGCATATCAAGCATATCTCGCAGAGTACTCAGCGGCTATGGTCGGTTCTGTTGTCGATAAGAACGCAGAGAAACCGACTCATCAGTTGCCAGCCGCTAACGAGATTATCGGTTCACTTGCCCGTATCTCCGACGAGTGGCAGTTGGATAACGACAAGTTGTCTCAGTTCTACTACATGGAGAACCGCTACCGAGACAACTTGAAGAGCGGATTCATGAAATCCACGCCTGCCGACCGTCAAGCCCTCGTTGATTATCTGTTCAACATGTTCCAAAATGCGGTAATCGCACCGCACAAGCGAATCGACATGATGTACTACGAGGGTCTGTACAATGGTACTCAGACCGTCTCTGCTACGAACAACCCTAAGAGCAAGGTGACTTTCTCAGCCACTTTGCCAGTTACCACTCTCAAGGCGACTACTGCGACTTGGGGAAATGCATCAGCGACCCCAATTGCTGACCTCTTAGCCGCTTGCGACGAAGCAGGAAGGCACGGACGTAGCGTCCTGAAAATCAGGATGAGTAGGAACACATTCCGTAAGATGTGTAAGGCTACTGAGATTGCGGGCAAATTCGAGTTGAAGTTTAACAAGGCGAATGCAACCGCAAGCATCATTCCAGTTGACGTGATTAACACGTATTTGGAGTCAGTCATGTTGCCACCAATCGTGGTAGAAGACCCTAAGTATGTGACATTTGCGGACGGCACATCAACGAACATGATTCCTGACGATAGGGTAGTTCTTCAGTGCACTCCGAGAGTTGCAGTATTGAAGATTTCAGACCCGTTGGAGTCTATCGACGCAATCCCGAACAAGACCTATGCTAACTACGAAGGAAACCTTGTAGGTTTTTGGCGTAATGACAAGGGACGTTTCGTGGATTACGAGATGTGGGCAATCCCAGTGTTCAACGGAGTTAACAACTACTTCATTCTCAAAACTGACGAAACGGTGTAAGGTATGAAGATTCTGACCGCAGTATCGGCAAAGATTGAGCCTTATAGTGTTTCAGACGAATCATTGGAGGTAAATTTCACGGAGGCGGCTAACCATTTTGGGGTTAGTGCCTCCGTTGAGGATACTTACGTGGTTAGTGAGCACCTGAAGGCAGTTACATTAGCGGCTATGCGCATACTTTCGGGGATGCGCACCTTGACGGGAGAGAATATCGGCGGTTTGTCGAACTCGTATTCAGTCAAGGGGATAGAGGCTATGATAAGAGCCTTGGCTAAGTCTGCGGGCTTGTCCCCTGAATTGGTTGGGGTTGATTCTGCGGGCGAGAGAGTTGTAACCGCTGTTCAATGTTGGTAACGATAAAGGTATGAGTTATGAGGTTCGATGACAAAGCCGAATTGAAGATAGTGACCACGACCGAGGATGAAAGATTCAACGTCGTGGAAACTTCTTCGTACACATATATCGGCAAGTGTAAGAAGATTCCGAATAATTCAGCGAGCCTACGTGACGGCGAGGATGGCAAGTCGTATTACTACTCGATGACGATATTCCTTCGTAATCCATCGATTAGACCGAAGGAGGGCGATATCGTGAAGATATACGACAACACTGCGAAAGAGACATTCGAGGCGAGGGTGGATGGCGTCAGCGTTCTACCAAAGAAGTACGTTAGGATGTATGTTACGGAACTAAAGGATTATGTCGAGGAGGAAGACGCATCGGAAGATGAAGATGAGACCGAAGACGAATCAGAAAATGACGAGACATGAGCAAGAGGGACGATTTAGCGACGAACATGGTTGGATATCTTCGAGAGAACATCAAGAAGGTTCTAATCGTAAAAGGGGACAGACCTACAGACAAGAAGGAGTCTCCTTACATAGCGGTCAATTGCCTGAAGGTCATCTATGGAGACATGCTCAATTCGTCAACGTACATGAATATCAACGTTCATTGCAGGAGCAATACGGATGGTACGTGCGACACAAAGAAACTCGACACGATGACCGATGCAGTACTAAGCCTTATTCCCTACGACAATGGGACGGAAGACGGCATCTGCGACGTTGAGATAGACGGAGACAGATTCGTTGTCGAATCCGTGTCAGACCCAGTAGAGGACACAGACGGCACTTATTATACCAACATACAAGTCAAAGTGTATTTTAATGCGTTATAAACACTAAAAATATAGAGAATATGGCAGAAGCAGTATATGGATTATCCCACCTGAAGATGGCAAATTCCACTGAGGAGAATATCAGCGGATACTATCAGTGTGCCCAAGGCACGACAGGTGCGAAGAAGGTTGTGGCTAACGATGCGACTCCTACAGCGAGCCAAATCAAACTGAGCGAAGTGACTCCGTATAGGTCGGCTAAACCTTTGGCAGTTGACGATTACGTTGTCAATGTGACATTGGAAGTTGGTTCATACATCGATTTCAACACGATTGTAGGACTACCAGTCTTCCAAGTAACCGCAATCGTAAAAGATTCGTTCTCATACAAGGATACAGCGCCTTCTGAGACGAATATCGAGATTGAGGACTCTGATGACTACTTCGCAACAATCAAAACGGATGGTGGTGACAAGGGATTCACCTTGCAGACCTACGACATGGGTGCTGAGGCTTATGCCTACCTCATGGGTTATGCGGAGAACAACGGATGGCAAGAGGAGGGTATTTCCTTCGAGTTGCCGAACCAATGCGTCGAAATCAAGACGAAGAAACTCAGCGGATTCCCTGCTAAGGTTTTCCAATGGGCTCGTATGAGCGTAAAGGTGAACCGCACAGGTACAATCGGCAAGTCTGGTTTCCCGAACTTCCAACTCGAGTTCACCAAGTTGGCGAACTTCGACTCCACTGGTACTGAGATTAGCGGAGCAAGGTGGAAAGAGGCTTGATAATCGCAATCGGTAATACTTTTTTCATTTCGGAGGGGGTGTCGCTCATAGGGGCATCCCCTTTTTGATAAAAATATGTGAAATATGAAGGAAACAAAAGTTACAGACACGCTTTCTGAGAAGAGCGGATTCATGTTCGTCGGCATGTTGCCTATACGGATTCGTCCAATCACCTTGTATCAGGTCGAAGAGATGGGCGAATTGGCAGAGGAAATGTCTGTCTACGACGAGAATGAGATAGAGAAGAGTGAGTTAATATCATCATATACGTTCAGCAGGAAGAACGACGTGAAGACATTGCTTGATGTCATCATAGTTTCTTTGTTCAGGAGAAGGATATGTAGATTTCTTTTTGGGCGGTATGTGAAGAAAAGAATAGATTCGGAGCTCATGAAAATATGTGTTCTACGCATAAAGGACACGTTCGATTTCGCTTTTTTTTTCAACGCTTCGATTTTCCTGAGAGGGATGAAGAAGCAGAAGACGGAGGAAGAAATAACAGCCCTTGGGGACTCGTGGGTGGAATCATGAAGTATTTCCGCATGAGTTATGATGAGGTTGTTTATAAGAGAAGTTACAAGAATTTAGTACTTTTGAATGCTTCCATACCATCATATGGGAGCAGTGATGATAAGAAGAAAAAGAGAAAGAGCATAAAGCATATGCATCCGAACGATTTCTTTGCTCAGTTTATGTAATTAAAAAAGGTAAAATCATGGAATATTTAGGCGCGACCATAGACATGGATATTGACCTCTTCCTTAAAAAGGTCAAGACAGCCATCGAAAACTTGGAACTTCTCGACGAGGTTGGTAATAAGAAAACCAAAGCCTTTGCGAAAGCCTTTAACGAAGCCTTATCGAGTGCTAAGACGGTAAATCTTGAAGATACGTTAAGCAAGTTGATGAAGGCTAAGGAGATGTTGGGCACATTCAGGGAAGGAATGGAGAAACTCACCAAGTATGGTTTGTTTGACCAGCCTGTTTTCACGAAGGAGGATAGCGAGCATATAGTAGAAATTGTCTCTTCTAATACTGAGGAGACCATCAAGATGCTTGAGGATATGATAGAGAAGGCTGTTGAGGCTAAACGAATCGCTTTCAACAAACTTCAAGAAGATAATAACAAGATTCCACACGTATCGACTCAGCAGGATGCAATGGCTTTGGCTCAGGCTGAGAAGTTAAAGGCACAGCCAAAACAGAACGGGGATAAGAGTGAAGCCGTTAACGAGATTAATAACGTAAAAGAAGCGCAGGACGAGTTAAAAAAGAGTACTGACGAGGCTACAAAGGCTAATGAGAAGAATGCGGAATCTTTTCAAGAGATAATAGACACCGAAGACGATGCAGAGAAATCCGCTAACGATGCAAGCAAGGCGAATAAAGAACTATTGGATAGTTTCAATGCCTTGCACCCAGTTTCCGACAAACTCAACGAAAAGACAAGAAATTTCATTGAGACACTGGACGATTTGGCAAAATCTGCCATTACGTTGTCTCAGTCAGGAAATCTCGATTTAAAAGATATGGGACAATCTCTTCTTGCTCTGATGGGAGAGTTGAAGGACGGAAAGATATCCCTCCGTGATTTCAAAAAGTCCTTTTCTGAAATTCAAAATGCGAGCAAACGAATAGGTGCATCGGAACTATCCGCCAAAAGCAGGAAGCAGTTAAGGGTGCTGAATGCCGAACTTGACATCACACAGAAGAGGTTAAAGAAGATAGTATTCGAGGGTGGTAGGACAGAGAAATCAATGAGTACGGCAGCCAACCTCCTGACGAGGATGGCAAGTAAACTTTTGCCTCAGAAGTATAGATATATTCTGATGACTCTACGTAATTCGTTCGGTTATCTGAGTATAGGTATAGCAGGAGTAGGAGCGGCTCTTTTGGGTGCGATATCCTACATAAAGATGTTCTACGAATGGAACAAGAGACTAATAGGACTTAAATGGGGAGACTTGAAGGATAGAATCAAGGTTATGGCTGGATACATGACCAAGGAGGATGCTATCACTGCGAGTGTAAAAAGGCGTACAGAGGTTATACGAGAGGAGACGCAGGCACTCATCGAGAACATGGAGGCTCAAAGAAAGGTTTCCACAGCCATGGAAAAGGCAGAAGTTTCGTATGACAGAAATTCATTAAGAAGAGAAGCAAAGAATAATATCATAAATGACGAAACCTTCAATTGGTTTGGGTTGCGGAAACCACATAGTGACGAGGAGTTCTATAACTCTATCAGAGATAAGAAAGGGGCGTACAAATTCAATAGGGAATATATATTCAAGTTTCTTGAAGCGACTGATGAGGAAGTAGCACGGTGGACAGACGAGGAGTTCAAACAAGCGAAAATTGATTATGAGCAGGCTTTGGCAAGACATAAAGCCTTGGATGATATAGATGAAAAAATATCAAACGTTGAAGCCGCGCGAAAAAGATATTATGATTCACTCAACAAGAGAAGGGATTATGAAGTATCGAAAAAAGAAAAAGCAGGAGCAAGCGATGAAGAAATACAGAAAGTATATGATTCATTTTGGAAAGAATACCAAGAAGCGAAAGCGAAGTTCGATGGCGTAAGGGATGACGTTTTAAAGTCGTATAACGACTTGCTCAACGAACAGAATAAGTTCAATGAGAAGTTGGAGTATTATCGTAACAAGACCGATAAAGTTCGTCTATCGGAGAGGTTGACAAATGCGCAACAAAGGATAGATGCACTTGAAATGTCAGAGATAGGCAATGACAAGTGGACAGAAGCACAGCAAGAGAAGGATGATGTTGGTGAGATGATGCGCAAGCGCAACGACTATAGGGAGTACGAGCTTTGGCTTATCAAGAGGAAGGCTGATTTGCAGAAAAAGGCAATCGACATAAGCGGTCAGGAGAATGCGCAGACAAAGAAACTCGGCATAGAAGTGCAAAGTCTTGCAAAGCAACTTGAACGGCTGAAAAGTTTCGGGTTGAACTCAGACATCCACAATAGGCTGATTGAGGATACTGAGAATGAACTGATGCTTAAAACGATAGAGCATGAGAATAGCGCGTATGAAGACCAAGTGAGGGAATTGGAGCGCATTCTATCATTGCGCAAGCAGGAGAACGAACTGAAAGGTTTCGATGGTTATGACGTAGAGAATGCCAACCTCGAAATCAAGACAATGGAGCAGAGGATTAACGGCTTGCTTGAACAGAAATACATAAGCGAAGAAGAGAGGAAGGAGGTAGACAAACTTTTAGTAGAGTTAGAGAAATTAATAGATGCGAGGGACAGACTTGCACGTCAGAAGTTTGAGATTGAGGTAAACCACAAACTTGACCTCAAGAAGCAGGATTTAGAACTTGAGGCTGACGAGGTAAATTTAGGCATGGGCATGGAAGGGAAGGATTCCGTGTACATGCAGGAGCGCCTTTTGGATATAAACGTACAGTTATCCAAGGTAGAATATGAGAGGGCTGAGACAAAACTAAAGGAACTTGAGGCTCAGAAGAAGCTTGCGGAGGAGAATGAGATAGAGGGAATCAACGGAGTAAAATGGACTGAGGCTGAGAATAAGGAGTATCAGAAACAGAAGGCATTAGTAGACAAGTTACGCGTCGCCATCGAAAAGATGAATGACACCGAAGTGAGAGGCGTCGAAAAGGAGAACATATCCGATATAACCAGAAAGGCAGATTTGGAAGTCCGTAAAATCGAGAATCGTGCTAAGATTAATAAGTTCTACACAGCCCGTGTAGGTCGCAGTCAGGCAGAAATCGACATAAAGGATTTGGAACTCCAAATAAGCAAGACAGAAGAAGAGTATAAGGCACAGAAGAAGGTTGTAGACTTAATCGAGAAGCGTAAGGAATTGGCGAAGAAGGAAGATGCTTCCGATGAAGACAAAAAGAAATGGAATGATGCCGTAGATAATAAGGTTTTAGAAGAGGAGATTCAAAAATTAGAGGACTTAGGAGTTTCTTGGGAGGAGGCTAAGGATGCTTTACTTGAATACTTTGCCGAGCTCAAGAATAAGTCTGCCATGTTCGGTGAGATAGCGAACGGACTACATGAAATAGCCGATATAGTAGAAGATAATTTAGGCGAAAATGCCTTTAGCAATGTCGTTGAAGGCTTAGGCAATGTCGGTGATGCCATGTCGAGCATTGCCGACATGAAAATGAATGGAGTGTCGTATGCTGACAAGGCAAATGCATGGATGCAGGCGGCTCAGTTTGTTGCAGGTCAGGTTTCAGGAATCCTTGCTACACAGAAAAGAATAAGGGAAAGTGCTGAGGCTTGGAAACAGGCAGTTGCTGACGTTGCCCATGAGTACACCATGATAAAGCTCGACGACCTCGAATACAAGCAGAGGAACATGTTCGGAGTCGAAGACCCTTACAAGAAACTGGCTGACAACGCAAAGAAATACTCCGAGGCGAGCAAGGCGACGCGTGAGGCTTTGGAGCGGTTGTCCGACGAGGGCACAATCAAGGTCGGGCAGAAGGCGAAGGCTGACATGGCGAGCGCCGCGTCCGACGCGTTGAAGGGAGCGGCCGTTGGAATGATGGCTGGGTCGATGGCGGGACCATGGGGAACTGCCATAGGAGCGGCGGCTGGCGCTGTGGGCGGTTTCGTCACGGGCATATTCAAGAGCAGGGAGATGGTGGACGTGTTCGACAACCTCAAGTCGAAGTTCGGCGAGGTGTTCGACCCCGACACATTGGAAATCAACAAGGAGATACTCGCCTCATATGATCAACTGGACGACAGGACTAAGAAACTTGTGGACAACTACAAGGAACTCAAGGAGAAGATGGACGAGGCGAAGGAGGACTTCAAGGAGTACGCGAAGGAGATGTTTGGTGACATAGGTATTGAGTTGAGCAAGCAACTGCAAAGCGCATTCAGGAATGGAGACTTGTATAGTTCCGTGAAGGATTTCACTGCATTCGTAAAGACTCAAATAGAGAACATTATATCGCAGAAGATATTCAACACCGTATTCGGTCAGTTGTTCGACGGCATAAACAAGAGGGTAGAGGATTCAATCGAGCATGGAGGTGCTAACATCGAGGATATATTATCCAATATACCATATCAGACCGAGGAGCTTATAGGCAAGTACGGAGTCCTCATGCAGAAGGTTCAGGAATCCATGGACGAATGGGACTTGTTCTCACCTGAAGATGCTACGCAGGAAGCGATGAAGGGTAAAATTTCATCCATGACGGAGGACACTGCAAGCAAATTGAATGGTAACTTTATGGGTCTTAAATTATCAGCGATGGAGATAAACACCAAGATGACAGCGGTGAAGAACTTCATGGAGGACAATAACGGCATACTCTCACGCTCTTTGACCACATTGCAACAGATTGCTGACAATACGCAATATTGCAGGAGGTTGGAGATTATAGAAAACGGGCTTAATGACATAAGAATGAACGGATTAAAAGTTGTATAACATGGGAAACTGGAAGATAAACGGCACTGATTTGGAGACTTGGGGTATTTACCTCAAGAAAGGTGCAAACGACGAGTTCATGCGCCTTCCTGAGATGAAGGAGTACCTTACCGAGAAGAATAGGGAGGAAGATGGAGAACGTGCGTTCGTGAGCAACCCGAGAATGTCTGGTCGTGACGTTTCTGTCACTTGTTACCTCATTGCTCCAAGCGCACACACGTTATGGAGCAGACGAGACTCTTTCCTATCTTTCTTGAAGAGCGGAGTACTGAATTTCGAGTTGGTTAGATATAATAGAATATACACGTTTTACTATAAGAGTTGTTCATCGTTCAGTAGGATATCACGGATTAACAATGGGGATGTTTATGTTACGTTTACCATCAATTTCAGGGAGCCAGACCCGTCAAATGTGAGGGAAAACAATTATCTTGTGACCGAAACAAATTCGCTGAACATCATTACGGAAGATGGCGATAATATAATGGTAGAAAATATTATTAATCAGTAATAAAAAATAGAAATTATGGCAGATATAAAGGTTTCAGAACTTACAGAGGCATCGACGGTTGCCAATGAAGATTTACTAATGATAGTACAGGGCGGTGCGAACAAGAAAGTGCCCTGCTCAAAGTTCATAAAGGTTGGAGATAGTGTTTCTGACTCACAAGCATTGGACGGACACCCCGCATCCGATTTCATGCTGACAGATGACACGGCGGCTGACTCCAATAAACTGGGAGGTTATGCCGCGAGCGAATATGCTAAGAAGAGCGATATTCCGTCACTTGTAGACCCTACGTGGTGCGCATGGAAGCCT